TCTATTGACGATACTAGAGTAGACGAACTTATGTTTTTCAAAACACCAGAAGGTACTTGTAAGTGAATATCCTTATAACCAGACCCTCTATTTGCCAATTCGATGCCTTCAATTACATATTCACCTAAAGAATTGACATATGTTTTTAAATTAATAGTTGCGTCAGTTCCTGTGCTACTTGTTATAGTCAGAGATGGATTTGCAGAAGTAACATACAAATCGCTTTCACTATAACTACTCAAATCTATTAAACAAGAAACTATCGCACCATCTTCTACGCCATTTTCTGTAGAATAATACAACCAATAATAGGGAGATGCGCTCGAAAGTATGCTTCTATCAATCAAATCTTTAACTTTTGATTGTGTCGTTGTAATTGATATTGTGCTATCGGGTGTAGAAGAACCAAAAAACTCAGAAACATATAAACTTTCTGGATCTTGAAAAAGCATGTAGCACTGAGAACATGTCATGTTTGCTAATGTGGCATATAAATCGCCCTGTGCATATACTGTATCGGTTACTGAACTAAACGGAACTCTATAGTTTTCTTTAAAATATACGCCACAATTTCCCGTATTTGTTGGTGCTTGGTTGCAGAAATTGGAAAGTTCACCATATTGATTCAATGATTCATCTTCCGAGAAATCATCCAATGAAACAACAGGAATCCAATTTGTAGATACAAACCGCAATAAAGATGGAGTTATCTTAAATAAAGCCAGCCATTCGTATCCATCTTCATACCGAGATATACCATACTCGTGATTAGGAATTGAAGTTGAAGCATTTTTTGTTTCTAAATCTATTCTGTTTAAATTGTTATTGGATATACAGAGATAAACAATTCCGTGTGTTTTGTTATAAACATAGTATTTCGAAGAATTGGTTTTTACTGATGACCAAGGAACATAAACATTACTTTTTGCCCATGTGTAATTGGGAACAACAGCAACCGTATCTGCTCTGGAAATTTTGTACGCAATTTCAGAGTCCTTCCACATAGTAAGGGCAGCATCATTTGTATCATTTGCTTGAATCGTGGATTGTGTAGATCCGAGCAACAAGTAAAGTTGTTCCTTGGTTGCTATTCTATTTAAATATGTTTTAACTGAATTTGATTTTTTTAACATTTTAATCTCGTATTAGGAACCGCTACAACTACTTGAGGTGCAAGTTACTCCCTCGTTTGGACTAGTAAATCCACCAATAAAACACATTGTAAAAAAGTCGAATATATTTATATCATCAAAACGATACAATCCAGAGGAGCCATTCCAATTTGGAAAATGATATGTTGGCCCAGTAAAACCCAAAGTAAACCCAGAACTAAACCCATTACAGCAAGTAAGACCATACAGAGTAATTCCAGTCATAGTTCCAATTGATGTGCTATAAGTTGTGCCTAATCTATATGGTGTGTAATTCTTGAGAGCAGGAAACTCGCAGATAAGATTGGTATCTTCTCCCTCACCTGGTCCAGCGTAATCGGAAATTTCCTTTTCAAATACAACCCTCAGTCCTGCCGGATGTAGGACTTCTTTGTACATATCCACATAAACATCTTTTTCCAAACCTGTTTTGAGCAGATAAGAGAAATCTTGTATCCAATCGCTGTCCTGTAATCTTGCCAAATTTAAAGAACTACCACCTAAATTATTGATAGATGAATAGTTTCCGGTATCTCCACCGAAGGTAAAAAGATCACTATAAAATTTACCACCATTTAATCTTAAAATATTTTCTTTTGGAAAATATATTTTAATGTTGTTTTCATCTACCTCAAAAAGTGTTTTGAAGAAATAAATGATGGAATCTACATTTGTCTTTCTTAAATAAAGATTCTTTCGTATATCTTTGATGAATCTTTCAAATGATACATCTGTTACATTATCAAGAACGGTTTCCTCTACGCCCGGTACAAAGGAAAACAAAAATCTTTTATAGTATTCTCTTTTGGTTTTTTCTATATCAATTAGATCTATTAGTGCTTGTGATAAATCATATTGACCACCACCCTCAAGATCGCAGTACAACCAGTTATAGTATTTCTGTAAAAAGTCAAAAATACTTATTGGGGTCGTTTCTCCGTTGTTTATTCTTTCTTGCTTTTCATAAACAACCCATAGTGGTATGTACCGACTGATATCAAAATTAGTTCCGCAAAATTGAGAATTTAATGAATAATTTAAATTTGGATTTTGATTTTGATTGGTTTCAGTTGTTTGTGTAGGCCCAATAGACTGGATTTCGTTTCTAGTATTATACCTGATATCCAAATCAAATAATTCATCAGCAATTGCCGTTGAAAGCGTTCGTATTGCGTGATTTATATTCTCAGGATTTGGATTGATTACAATCATGTTATTGCTATTCCCTCTTGATAGATATTCACTATGTTATTCAATGTAGAATTGAAATTTTTGTTTTTAAATGGAATTGTGAGCACATAGGAAGTTTGAGCAATATCATAAATTTCAATTGTGCCTTTAGAAATATTTACTCTTCCAAAATCACCCTCAATTTCATTTCCAGTAGTAGTAAATGCTCGTAATGGAATGAACGAAGTTCTAGATGATGTTTGGTTGACTTTAATTCTCAATGTTCCCGAAAGACCATTCTTGAATACAAAGGTAGAAGTGATATCATAATCATCTATCAAATTTGCTTTAATTTCATTTCCAAATGAATAGGAATACTGACCATTAGATGGACTTTTTGTTTCTCTAAAATATAATTCAACTGAGTCCGAATTTAAACTAACAGAAGATACATTACTATCTGTTTCTGTTTTTATATCTGTAAAATTTAAATTCAAATTAAAAATATTGTTTTCAAGGAAATTATTACTTACATACGTTTTAACTTCTTCTAATTTTCTTTCTCTATCATTTTGACTTGCAAATCTATTATCGTAATTAAAAGTATATTTCATGAACAAATTGAACTGTTTTGGTTCAACATATTCCGGTAGAATGGTTATAACACATCTCTCCTTTAGGAAATCCAAAATATCTTGAATGGAAGTCTGAGAAGTGCCGGGTCTTAGAGAAACAAATACTCTTCCGTATCTAGGAGGATATAGTTCTTCTCCACCAAATACAGAAAATTCATTTATGCTATTTACCTTTTGCGCTTCAATTAAAAGTGCCTTTATGTCATTTTTAGTGACTGCTCTGCCTTGAGCAGAAAACAATTTTGGTGCTAGGTATTTAATCATATCCAAAGATGGTTCATCCAACCCACCTTCCGAAGAATTCACCAAATTGACAACTAAGTTACCGAATTGAAAATTGGGATTAGTTACATTAAATATAAAAATACCATTTGCTTTAGAACCACTTGATGTCAAATATCTTATTTTTATCTTATCTCCTAGTTCTAATGCCAATCCTAATTGATTATTTTTACCAAATTGTATTGCAAATCCATCACTTAATCGTTCCACAAAATATATTTTTTGATCTACATCATAAGGGGATCCTATGTTGGAAGAAAGTTTCCATTCATAGAAAGAAGTTTCTCCGTCTTTTTTAACCTCAACCTTTAGAGTAGACAAATCTACATTTTTGTTTAGTATGTAATATTTTTGTTGAGTAAGATCAACTAGTGTTTCAACATCGAAACCATCATCATCATTGTCTAGATAAACTAATTCTTTTCCTTCATATATTTCTATTTCTGCCGCACCATCGGTATTGACATTATAATCTTCTAATGTATAAAAAGTATAGTTGACGCCATCCGAAGTTATTGCGCTAAATGTCTGGTGTTTACTTATAACGGTAGATGTTACACCCGTCAGTATTAATTTAGACTTTGATGTGGTTGGGCCAGGTACGGTATAACCAAGGGGTTTAACCAATGAAATTATGGAATCCAATCTCTGTGCAGAATCTAGGAACATTTCACTGGAAACCATGTTCATGTAATATGCATAATAGAATGTATTATATGCCAGAAGATTTATCAAAGTTTGCATTGCGGAACCTTCGAATGCATAATCTTTGATTACTGGTTGTTGTTTTAGATAAGAAGTAAGATTCGATTTTATGCTATCGAAATCTAATGCTCCTAATTGGGGTGGTGTATTTGGATATGCCATTAACGAGTCCTCTCAATGCTTAATTTGACGCTATCTATCTTCTCAAAATTTATAATCTTGTATATTATCTCTATATCCACATTAAAATTTGTGCTTTCTATTATGACATCAGTTACGCTAACTCTGGATTCATATAGACCAATTATGTTTGCTATATGTACTTTGTATTGTGCCAACTGGGAATCAATAATATTTTCAAACAATAGATCGTAGATATATCCGGTAAAATTTAAATCAAATGGTCTTTCACCAGATCTAGTCAATATGATATTTTTAACGGATTCTTTGATGCACATTGCATCTTTTTTCAAATTTATATCTTTAGTAAAGAAATTTTTACTTAAAAACATCGGAAGATCTGAAAAATTGTTCTGTATTATTTTCATTTCTTATATTTATATCTTAAATGCCGTTATTGGGCTTATTCCGATGTCTGGGGAAACGGGTAATGTATCTCTGCTCAGAACTAATTCCAAATATTGCACAGTTTCTCTCAGGAACTTGTAGTTCATACCAATGACCATCCACTTTCCGCTTAATACCTTTTCTCTATTTAAATATAGCGTCGGTGTTTGTGGGTTTTCGTGATATATGCGAATTATGTCACCAATCTTAACTTTATCTGTTGCTGCAACTGTTATCGACATCTGTTGACTAGACAGCTGATTCATAAGAGCAATTCGATTTAAAGGAACATGTGCTGGAGTTCCCCAGAAAGTGGCATAAGTTCTTGTATATTTTAGATATTCTGCGAATTTTTTGCCTATTTCTGGACAATTGCAACTGCATGGGTTATTTGGATCTGACCAAATACAACCCAAATACTCTTTGCCTAAATTCTCTTCAATTAAATCACATTCCCTTATTTCATTGTATAGACTATAGAGTTCCAGATATGTGGGTTCTGGTTCTATTGGCATTTGGTCTTGTGCCGGACAATTGCAATATGGATTATCTTCCGAGCAACCAGAAGAATCGGTAATTCCCAAAGGATTTGCACAGGTAAACTTATTGCAGAGATTATTTGTCTTCGCATAAACCATAAATTGTGCAGCAAAATTTTGATCAAAGAGATCATAATTGGGTTCATTTATGGGCGGTGTAATTATTCCATAATCTGTTTCACCGCTCAAATCGTATTTCCATAGATCTTCTGTGACTAAACCGGGTCTATACAGTGCATAATCGGCGGATAACCAATGCAAAACATCATTTGCAAAATACTGCTTCAGTTCAGGATACTTCTCTTCTATAGAAGCATCTGTGTGTGGTAATATATTTTCGGATTCTCCATCCAGTGCTCTGCTCTTAATAAATTTACCATTAAGATCATATTCATTCAATAGTTGTATGGTATCTCCACCATAATTGAGTTCAATCCAGCGAGAATCAAAACGATTGTTATTAGTAATTGATTGTTCGTTTGTATTAGTATTATACCAATAACCATAGTTATTAGTATTATTTGAAACAGAATAATCTAAAAGAGGACCTCTATATGTACCAAGACCAAACCAAGCATCAGAATTATAACCATAAAAACTATTAAAAGAAAATTGATTTAATGTACCACTTGCATATCCAAGACTTGGATTGAATAATTTATTTTTAACAAATAGATTTGTCGGAATATAGAAAGACCACCAAGATCTATGTGGTTTTATTTTTTTATGGGAAGACATCAAATAACCACTACCTAGAGCAGTTTGCTTATATTGAGAGTCTATACCCTTTGATTCAAATCCCGGATTTTTTGAATTTGGTCCACCACGTTCCCAATAATAATATTCAAAAGAATATCCATCTTTGACTTGGGGTATACTTGTTTCTATATCTGTTGTATAATACGGAGTCTCTACATTAAAACCTTGTTCTGGCCAAAGATCCATACCAGCATCGCTCAAATCTGAACCAAAATTAATGGGTGAGTATTTGTTCCACCAAGAATATTCTCTTGCTTCGTACCTATTTTCTATTTTTTGTTTCTTAACTGCAACATCAAATCCATATGGATCCATACCAATAATGGCAATGTTATTTCTTACTGTTTGTCTTCCATTTGGTCCGGCAGTTAATTGAACAAGATATGGTAAGAAATATTCGGAACCTGAATCACGAACAAATCCATCTGGGAAATCAGCAATTCGATCCAGACCTATTGGACTAATAAATTCTATTCTTACATATGAACTTATTTCTTCCTTTTTAATATTAGGTGGTTTCTTTTCAGATATATTTTCATCAAAAATATTAAATGCATTTATAAAATCATCTTCGACTATAGGTTGCATATATTCCAGATGAGTTAATGCATATCCCAAATTAGTGATATTTAAATCTAAACCTTCCATTTGTTTTTCTGTTGCTATGACAAAGGCGGTTTGTTTTTGTTGTCTGTCGCTTAGTGGTAGAACATTATCGGTCTGCCATGGTTTATTATTTAAAGGATTTGCATCGTAATATTCATACCAATAATTTAATTTTCTTTTTGTAACAAATGCAGATTTACCATATCGTGTGTCATATCCCTGACTATAATATGGGTGATTGTTTTCTTTTTCCCACCATGTTTTTCCATTTTCTGGTTTATACTCATTTGGATTATTTTCTGCATTATTTGCAAAGTAAATATCATATAACCACTGGCCGGCCGAAGCACCAGTTATACCCAATTTAGACTTTGCTAGTATTTCGTATCTGCTTCCTTTTATTTCTTTTCTCTTTATTGATTTTATATTTTGTAAGGAAAGTGGTTGAATTAATTTATTTTGTCTACCTCCAGTTATTCCAGTAAAAATACTAGTTCCAACTGGTTTAGAAATAAAGAATGCTTTTCTATTCCACCACTCAGAATACATCTCTTTCCATTTTGGTATGAAGGTATCTCTTGCCAAATTTCTGAGATAAACGTATAAATCTCTTTCAAATTTTATAATTTGTATTTCCTGCTCACCTATTCGTTTTTGAATTTCTATTATCAGAGGTTCAAAACATAATGTATTGAAACAGTTTCCGTCGTCAATGCACTGTCTTAGACTCCTAGATGCTTCTTCGTATTGTGATTCTATTCCATCAGGCACAGAATACGGATCATTACTCAATTGATTGTAATATAGACCCTCTAAAATACCACTAGTTGAAATGTTGTATTTTAATGGTTCTATAAAGAAAACTTCATCGGCAAATGTTTGATTTGTACCTGATCCGTAGTTTGTCAGTCTAAATGTATCTAAATTTCTTACAATATGTGCCGTTCCTGGCATATATTTTTCTTTAGAGCATCTACTAACAAAATCAGGTATTGGTTTGGTTGGTTTATTTTTTATACCAATAATTTTAAGGTCATCGTCGTAAATATATTCCAAACCATCAACATAATTATAGGATGAAAGAGATGTTCCCTCTTGTAGTTGTCTATATGGAAACGGAGTTCCAGACATCCAAGGAGCATAAAATACAGGTGGTTCTGGATTGAATGGAAATTCCTTTGGACCGTTCCATGTAGTTTGAAGAGTCGGACCGGTTGTCGGATCAATTGGCTCACCAGTGATTGGACTATTCTTTGTATTCTGTGCAATATAAGAGTTTGCAGAAGAAATATAATCATCTGCATTATCCAAGAATGATTGAATTATTTGTATTCTTTTGTCGTAAAAAGAAATTGCTTGGTCATAAAGAGCAATACTTTGTTCTAATGAATACTTAACAAAGTTTGGTATTTCTTCTTTGATATTATAGAATTCACCAATTGTTTTATTATATGGTTCCTTGGTGAAATCATAAGAAAGAGTCAGACCATTTTCGCTCTTAGTATCTCTGATATCATAGTTAACCGCATCAGTAAATGATCCTGCCGCAGCAATTTTATACTCAGTACCAACATCCGAAAATATACCAGTAGCGCCGAATAGAATATTGAAAGTAATTCCACTCGTATCTCGGAATTCATTCAGTAATTTAATATCACCAGTTCCACCATAATTAGAAGATCCAAGACAACATACTGCACATCTATACGCTTCCCATTTTCTTTTTATATTCTTTTTGTGACTGAATAGTTCACGTTTGCTCTTTAATGGTTCTCTTATCTTAGTGTATATGTCATTGAACTTTAAGAAATCCAACTCGCACAGATCAAATTGAGCTTGCCATGTTACATTCGACCATCTAGAATCGGCGGTTCTTCCTAGATAATCCCACCAAATGGTTGCTGTTTGGTCTGGTCTTGCACCAAATCCACGCTCGGCAGATTGTTGTATCCAGTGCTGAAATGGAGTATTATATTTTTTAGAGTCATAGAACGAACTAAGATCATCATACAAACGGGTCAGAGAATTATATGAGCCCTTATGTAATGATTTGGTATCTAATGACTCAGATACTAATTTATTAGATTCTATGTGGGATACTTTATTGAAGTCTCGATGATAGTCATAATCTATAATATCATATGTGAATCCATCAGAGGAACTTAAGAAATCGGAATATGGATTAGTAAAGTCGGGTTCTATTCTTTTGTAAAAACTAGTAAGTGTTCTATCGTTTAGTAGACTTAAAGAATTGTATTGGTTGTTGACAACCATCGATCTTACTCTTTTTGGATCTACTTCATCTTCAGTCCCAAGAACAAAGTAAGTTAGTTCGTCATCACTTTTATCTTTTTGTTCGTTTATTAATTTTTCTATCGATTTAAAATGCCAACCATCTGTATCTTGCCAAAAGAAGAAATTAACAGCATATGGATTTTCTGGAGAAATAGCATAATTTGTAACATAATTTAATAGATGTACAATTTCAAATTGTCCTTTTTCATTACTAACTGAAATTGATATTTCGTCTTTTTTGATCCAAACGCCGTTTTGTGTTTCTTGAATTTCTATTGGTTTTAGATTGTACTTATCTGAAATTTCATTTATCAGACCTTTGATCTTGGAATTCGATTCTGTTGATTTGGAAATTACTCCAACGAAATCTTTATTCTGTAGGAAATTTTCTGTAAATTGAGAATCAAATATCTGTTCAGACATGAACTCTAATCTATATAAATTTGCTTTTTCAATAACATTTAATTTAGGAGAACGAGTTAAATCATTTATTAGTTTTATTTCGTAAATTCTTGCTTTTACTTCTTTGGTTTTTTGAGATTCTGCATCTGCACCAAATTTAAATGTTATTGTTTCAAAACCAGTTATATTCAGTTCGCCTACCCAATCACCTTTGTCATATAATTCAATGTAACCAGAAATATAGGGATTAAATATACTTTGAACTATTTTAATTTCAGTTAATAGTTCATTTCCCTTTCCTATGCTTTGATTTGAAAACAAATCAAAAATTCCCTTTCCGTCTTTTCTTTCTATAGTTACACCGACTAAAAAAGATGGAGTACGAGAACCGGATGTTAAAGATTCAATATTTTGTTCAGCCATTATACATTTAGTTCTATAGAAAGAACTCTTCCTTGATTACTATTTATCGCTTTTTCAAATAAACCAATTGTGCCCTCAAGGTATCTGGGTTTCAATGCCCTAACAGAATATCTTTTTTCGTTTTCCTCTAATTGAAGAATCAAAGGTGTCTTTACTGTTATTGATGAAGGCAATACACCGAGAACATATGCATCCAATAAAGTACCAGAAAAATCATCTGCATTTCCAAATACAGGAGTAGTTGATTGGTAACTATTAATATTAGTATTGGAATTTGAATAATATGCAGTAAGAGATCCAGCAGTATTAAGTGAACTGACTTTTCTATAGGGCGATTCTACTGCACCGCTATTCATGAATTGTGTTGCTGCGTTTTTCTCTTCATCTATTTTTGCTATTCTGAATATAGTGAATTCATTACCATCGATGGTTATATTAGTATATCCATCAGGGCCTGTTACTTTATCTGTATACACTACATCAGGGTCGGGTGTTCTGAAATTTACTGCTTTATAATCGCCATTTGAATCTTTTCTAAGAATTGCAAATGTATCATTTACAGAAAAAGAACCACTTCCTCCGCCGACTGCTACCAAATATCTAAATTTTTGATTCCACTCTTTTACTATTTTATAGGTGACTATAGGACTTTCATATGAAAAAACACAACTGGTATAAACTTCATTGGCAGTTGTACCCGAGCAAGAAGCTTTTGTTATTTTAATCATCACATCGCCGGGAAGCAAATCGGGTATTCTGCATATGTAATATGCAGTTCCATTATATTTTGAATTTAATTCGGTAAGAAAGGATGTATATTCCCTAGGCCAGTCAGTATGAGGATTTAGCATTCTATTGGAAGAAAACAGTACCCATGAATATTGACTGCTGCTATACAAATTAAAAGAAGTGATTTCTGCATTTGCACCATTTGTTACATAATAGGTGTCAAAAATCGAATCATTCGCTAGTGTAGTCTGAGTAAATGATACTTTTCTGAAAATATCAATCAATTCTAAAGTATTACCGTTTTGAAATTTATATTCAAGTGTTGGAAAATAGTCGAAGTACATTATATTTCCTATTTTTATCTAATAATCTGACCAGCAATATTGGCAATATCTTGTCCGGCGCCGCCAAATGTCCAGAAGGAAGTTGATCTATTTACTATTGTGCTACTCTGTACCAAAGAACTGCGTAAGGCGGGTTCTAATTCAACAAATGTCATATTAATTGTTTGTGATAATGGTTTTATTTCCCCATTTTCATCGGCAATACCATAAGTATCTTGAAATCCAGACTTACTGACGGTGATTTGATCAAGAACAGACAATTGTGGTTGACCTGACCATTGACGGTCTATCTGTGCATTTTGTCCTGGCCCTATACCAAACAACCACAGGGGAGGATGACATACAAATCTAGAAAACAATCCGCTTCTTGCTTGTGGTAAAGAAAATGATTCAAATATTTCGCATATTTCCGATGCAGCATTTGAATCTTCTGTGCTTCTTGCTGCTAAAACTATCTTAAAACCATAGAGTCTTTTATTCGTTCCTCTGAATTTGGTATCAGACATATCCATATCAATCTTTGCACCGATTCCTATACTTTCTGCAGCCCAAGTAGGTGCAGATAGAGTGAATTCTGTTAAATCAGCAGTTGCTGTTGCATAATTTGCCATGACTTTACCAGCATCGTTAGAATAACTCTGCGGATCTGCTTGAGTGACATTGACAGGAAGTATACCTGTATCGTAAATATTGTCTGTCTTTGTAACAAATTCTTTTGGTGCAGGTAACATGATGCACTTCAACATTGGACCTATTCCAAGACTAGCAGATGTCCTTAGTAAAGAGTTATCGGTATAGTCATAACAAAAGAATTTTAACCACAAAGGGATCTTTTTTTGATCCTCTGGGGAAGTTGGGAATATCTTAGTTGAAGAAAAAAGTGCTTCTGTTCCGGGCATTGTTGCTCCTATATATTTAATATGGCATACAAGACTAAATACATACCTAATAATCCCACAAAATATATAGGTAATATTAATTCAATTTTATGCCGTTCTCTCTGGGAAAGAAGATTTTGTAAGTATCTGGATAGCAACAAAAATATAGTAAGATGGGCATTTGAGGCAATACGAATACCTTATGTTTCTCCGATGGACAATAAAGTCCATTTTTATATTCCAGATTTCCTTATAGAAGCAAAAAACAAAGACGGAATAGTTGAAACTATGTTAATAGAAATAAAACCCCTAAAGCAAACAAAACAACCAGAACACAATAAAAAACACAAAAAAACAATATTAATGGAAAATATGACATATGCAATAAATACTGCAAAGTGGGAAGCAGCAAAAAATTATTGCACCGAAAAGGGAATAATATTCAAAATTTTAACAGAACAGGATCTATTCTAAAATGTCAAATATTAATCTTCCAGATTATCAAGCAACCACTATTACTCAGTTTAGAAATGCTGTAATTGCAAGAAAAGGAATTCAGCAACCCGGAAAATATGCAGTTCAGATGGTAGATGGTAAATTGAATAGTTTATCGTGCTATCCAGAATCGGTAACTTTGCCTCAAAGATCATTTAGTACTGCACCATATAGTCCGTGGGGGCCAATTTTACAATTACCAGTTAGAAGAGAATATGGTGAATGTGCAATGTCCTTTATAATTTATCAGGACTGGGCAGAAAGAAGGTTTTTTGAAAACTGGATGGATACCATTATTCCACCAAAATCAACAGAAGATGCTGATCCAGTTGGGGTGAGTGCTTTGGAGCGATTGGGTGGTCCCTCTGTGGGTAATATATTTGATGTTTTAGCTGGTACAAGTAGAACAATAAGAACAACACAGTATTCAGATTACTCTAATGGTTTTAATACCTTTACAGGAACTGTTAAAATATATCCTCTTGCGGTAGAAAATCAAGCACAACAAACATGCACCATTACATTGAAAAATGCATTCCCCCTGACCATAACACCAACACAAATGTCTTCTGAAGCGACAGGATATGCTACATTTGTTGTAATTTTTGCATTCAAAGAATATGAATTTATTTAATTGGAGATATTATGAAATTAGTTGACTTATTAGGAAATAGACCGAAATACTCAGAAACTGTACCATCAACAAACAAAAAAATATGGTTTAGACCGTTTTTAGTTAAAGATGAAAAAACTTTATTAATGGTACAGGAAACCGGAAAAGAAAAAGAAATATTAATGGCAGTCAAAGAATTAGTAGAGTCCTGCTTTGAATTAAAAGACGCAGGAAGTATACCAATATTTGATTTAGAATATTTGTTTTTAAAACTAAGATCAAAATCGGTAGGAGAAATTGTTGAACCTTTTCTGGTTTGTCCGCATACAAATGAAAAGATCAAACTGGTAATTGATTTGGATAAGATTAAAGTTAAAACCTTCAAATCCCATACGAATAAATTAAAATTAGATGATGATTTGTTTGTTTGTATGAAATATCCATCACTTAATATGTTTATAGAAAACGAAACATCTGATATGTCTCTTATGGATTTTTACGATCTTGCAGTATCGTGTGTTGATTATATCGAAACACCAACGGAACGAATAGAATGCGAAAACAAGAATAAAGAAGAGATAAAAGAATTCGTAGACAATATGTCAAAGGTTCAATTTGACAAAATAATTGAATTTTTTGCAACAATGCCAAGAATTGAACAAGAAATGCCATATACGACAAGTGATGGAGTAGAAAGAAAGGTAGTGTTACGAGGTATTCGTGATTTTTTCGGATAAGCCTCAGCCACAATAGTCTCAATACCTATTTTGATTTAACATTCAAAATGATACACATGTATAACTACTCATTGACGGAATTAGAATCAATGATACCTTGGGAAAGAGACATTTATGTGGAATCGCTGAGGCAGCATATAGAAGAAGAAAATCTAAGACTTATGAACAAGCAGAACATGATGAGGGCAATGAACAGCAGAAGAGGAAGATAAATGAAAGAAAAAAATTTACCAAAACTTAAAAAAGAAATTCTTAAACTATTTGGAAGTTCTCTTTCATTGTCCTCTAATGTGAGTCTTCCGTCTAATGTTATACTTCCTACTGACACAGAAACTGCTCCATTACCAAATGGTGCAGGAACTGCAACAGAAAAACCAGAAGATATCAATATAACAATTGCTTTACCTCAAGATAAAAAGACGAGAAATTACAAGAAAACTGTAAAATCTCTGAAAAATAACAAATCATATAACATTGATATAAAAAAAAATGATATACCGCTTCAACTGTATTTCAATAATTCATACGAAGACCATGTTACACCGGAATTAGTAAAACCTGTAAATTTTATTAATTACGGAATCAATAGAATTCAAAATACGAATATAAATTCACCACAATTTAACGAAAGCAAAGTAGTAAACAAAAACAATACTACAGAGGTTTCAAATGTTAAAAATAATTTTATAAAAGAATATGTTAAAATTATTGAAAATTACAAATCTAATACAAAACCAAATCAAAATTTTATTCAAAAAGAAAATAAAGTTTTAAATAATTTCTTCATAAAACCATATACGTTTTTAACAAATAGCGATGATGTGATATTGCGGACAGAAAATAATATCACTAACAATTCCGATATTACAAACCAAAGTAATCCGGTTACCAACAACAGTTCCATTACAAACCAAAGTAATCCGGTTACCAACAACAGTATCATCACAAACCAAAGTAATCCGGTTACCAACAGTATTATTACAAACCAAAGTAATCCGGTTACCAACAACAGTATCATCACAAACCAAAGTAATCCGGTTACCAACAGTATTATTACAAACCAAAGTAATGCGGTTACCAACAACAGTGCCATTACAAATCAAAGTAATCCGGTTACCAACAACAGTGCCATTACAAATCAAAGTAATCCGGTTACCAACAATAGCACTAGAATTGAAAAAAATACAGTAAACACAACAAATGCAATAGTTCAAGATGTTTCAAACAACAATGCATTTATTGATAATAATGTGACTTTTTTCAAGGAACCAAAATACTTTGACTTATCGTCTGAAATTAATCAACCAATAATAAACAGATTTAGTTCTATTAAAAATGTTTTACAGCATAGAACAATATCAAATTATCTACAATCCAATAATGTTACAAATGTTCCTGCATTTGAATCTGGTGGTATAGTCTCAAAACCAACATTGGCAATGATTGGCGAAAAAGAACCAGAAGTAATAATACCAAAAAGTATTCTTCCAAATCTACTTACAAGTTCAGATAATAGTCCTATGGAAAAAACAAAAATCAATAGAAAAATTAATTCTTTTATTGACCAAGGAAACATATCATCTCTTCCTGCACTCAAATCAATAGATCAAAACAATAAAACAAAGAATCTATTAGAAGTAGAAAAGGAAGAAATAGAACACATGAGGACTATTAGAAACGCCGATAAAAAACAACCAAAACCAACGGCAGTTTCAAACGAACTTCAAAGCCCAGAAGAAACCATACTTGGCGTAGAAAAAATAACATCCACTAGAGGAATAAAACAATTTGCTCCGCCATTGAATGGACTTCCTTCGTGGAGACAAAGTACAGTATAAAAAGAAACGACCCCCTACCGGAATAGGGGGTCGTCGGATCTAAGATGCTCTCTTAGATGTATCTGATATTATGTATATCAGTCTTCAGCAAGCTTCTTGAAATAATCAAGAGCATCTGTCTCTTCATCCACCTGATCCTCAACTGGCGGCTTTGAGCGGATAGAAGGCTTCTTCTCCTTCATATCCTCTTCATCGATATCCTCAGCAGTACGAGTAGATCCCGTACCACTTCCACGGATATCCCCACGAAGAACATCAAACAACTTCTGCTTTAGTTCGTCATAGGACTTGAAATTAGTCGGATCAACAAAACTCTTAAGAGCATGTTGTGACTTCCAAACAGTCTCCAACTTAACATCCTCGCCATTTAGAAGCGGAGATGATGAATCAAATTCTGACTTGTCATAATTGACAAATCCACCAACCTGACGAATCTTCAACTTGAAATTTGCACCATTCCAGAAATTGAACGGATCAAGTGGATCCTCGTCCTTGAACTCCGGTTGCATCGCTTCCTGAATCTTTTCAAAGATCTTTTGACCATACTTGAACAGGAAAACCTTTCCTTCATTTGACGGTTCAGCAGGATCGCTGACAACGTAAATGTTGGAAATATAATTGAGCTTCCTCTTTCGCTGACGAGCAAGATCCTTATCGCTATCAATACCACTATTCCATAGTTGGGTATTCATCTCGGAAACTGGATCCTTCTGACCAAGAGTGGTTAGACAATTTTCGATATACCAACCGCCTGGGCCTTGGAAAGCATGGGAATACAACTTAACCCAAGGAATGTCCTCTCCCTCAATTGCCGGCAGGAAACGAATTACTGCAAAACCATTCTTTGCGTTGTCGAGCTTTGGACGCCAAAAACGATCATCCTTGTAATCATTCTTGGTATTATCTTGTTGGATCTTTTGAACCAACTGATCGATGCTTGACTTCGACTTCTTCTTAAAATCGCTAAATGAACCCATAACTTATCCTTCCCCGAAGATCTCCTTCGGACTAAAAAGTAACGGTGGGAACTCCCCACCACATTACAACAGAGTTTACCATAATCTAAATATACAGTCAAGAGAAAGGTAAAACATTTTTACTTTTTCGTAAAATGTTTAACTCTTGCCCTTCTTGTTTTAGTTTTTCTAAAACGGGTTGTGTTAATAGTTTTTGTGCCACCGTAATATCCAAAGAATGTTCCTCCAAAACGGCAATTACTGCATCAATATATGAGGTGTTTTTATTCTTTGCTATTTTATTTTCTACTTTTTTAGAAAAGTCTTCTTTTGTTATTTCTAGGATCATGTTTGAAATTATAGCACCTTTGGGTGGATTGTAAAGCTATTTATTTACATTATATATAGTTTAAGAAGGAAAATTTATGCCAGATACAGGATCAAATATTCTTATAACGACCAATGACAATACAGCAGTTATTGCAACAGACTATGGAACAAGCGGAACTGGTTTTACTGGAGCCCATGTTCAAATTTTTAAATTATCTTATGGTACAGATAGCACCACCCAACGAGTAGGTACATCTGCACCCCTTCCAATATCAATTTACGGAGTAACTGGAACGACTTTACCAATAAGTGGTTCTGTCTCCGGTTCCGGTAATTTTAATGTAGTCAATTCCTCTTCTACGGGAAGTTACCTATTGGTCGGTGGTTCTACATGGGCAACAGTTCCTGTTGGTGTTAGCGGAACCGTCCAAGGTGTTAGTGGAGGATATCCAGTAGGTATCACCGGAACAGTAAGCATTGCAAGTTCAGGTATAGCAATATATGGAATATCTGGCGCAACTGCTGTGGGCGTCACCGGAGGCAGAAGATTATCATATTCTAGCGATTCCGTTACAGTCTATGGAAATGTAGGAATAAGCGGGGGACTCGGTTTGGTTGCAGCAACCGATAGCATTGCAGTATATGGTTCCGATCTCGGAGGAAAGGTTCTAACTAGACTATACTCCTCAGACGGAACAACATTGGGTGTATCGGGTGATGCACTAAAGGTAGCAATAACTAATGCAGGAATATCCTTCGGCGTAACAATAGCAGCAAGTGTTGGTATTACTAATGATGGTGTAGTTGGTCTGATGATTCGTGGTACAGGAAATACCGCATCTCATCCAGTAATTGTTAAAGGTACACTAGCAAGCGGCGCAATTGAAGTTACCGCTACTAGCAATTTGCCAGTTGCTGTTCAAAATACCGTCACAATAGATGATGCCGATCTAATTGATTCATTAGAATCTACATCTAAACCCATAGTTTCAAATCTGAGTAGCATCAAGACAAACACAAACGTCATTTCTACCATCAATGATAAACTCAGCAACGGAACCGTACAATCTAAGATTACTGAAATTGTAAGACCGGGTGTTGTTACTAGTGGTAAGAAGTCAGTAACAGAAACTCCAGTTTCCTTAACAACAGCATCAATTAGTGCAAAGGTAGGAGTACATGTAAAATGTCCAACTACAAACACCAGTACAGTTTATATTGGTGGAAGAAATATACTCACATCACAAGCAGATGGATATCCACTTGATGCCGGCGAATCTATCTTTATAGAATGTGACTTGGTATCAAGAATTTTTGCCCGATCAGAGAAAGGTACACAAATAGTACATTTCATAACATCATAAAATGGCAAATTCCAACTATTCTAGATCAAGATCCACTAAACAAAAACAAGGCAAGAATTTAGTTCTTGCCAGGAGTGGGCTATTATATGGTCTTACATATGTAAAGGTAAAAGAAGAAAAGATAAGTTCAAACAGAGGAATCACATCTACACCTAATTTTTTGTTTTACGACAATAATACAAAGGTGATGATTGATTTTTCTGATTATAATAATACCACCAGTGCAGATGAATTGTATTCTTTTTGGAATCTGATAATAGATGGAATGACCTTCACAATCACAGATGGTGAGTTAATCAATCCCGCAAACAAACAACAATATGATGTTTCAGGAACATATACATTCACATCAATTGAAAATTTAGTAGTATTTGCCGATGTTGTTTCGGTTGAAAGTATCTCAACAGGAATTCATTTATACAATAAAAACGATTTTTCAAATCTACCGACATTTACTTTAGCTACAATAATAGAACCAGAAAAAACAACACCACTAACATCTATAGTTAATAACTTAGGAAAGAATACTAAAAACTCTTTTAATTTTCTTGGAATAAAAGTTGGAGATTATGTTCAGTTACAATCCAAACAAAATAAATTTGAAATTGTAGATTATTCCCTAGATAGCGAAGGCAAAGAAGTAATAACAGTTTTCGGGGAGATAGCAGAAGAAGATAGAATATCTACTAAAACTTTTATTGGATTATATGTGGAAAAGAAAAACGAAAATACTGTTAGTGTTGATATAACCGATGAAAAAATAGGAGCATGTGAAGTTTTAGAAAATAATATTGTAATATCTTGCACAAGTAATAATACAGCATCACAATGTGAATTAAGATCAACCACATCTCTTACTGCTAGATTCACAGAATCGAAAGCATGTACTACTGCAATAGAGGAAGAACAAACATCAACTGATTTGTTATCAACTATTATAGATCAACAAAATACATTAATATCTAAAATGGATAGCAGAGTTCAAACCATAACTACTGCAAATTTCCAAAACATGCCGTTTAGATAATCTATTTTAATTTTTTGGTTTTCTTAGGATTCAATTTATATTTTGATTTTAATAAATCTTTCAATTCATTAAGAGTCTCAATAGAATCTACTAAAATACAAAGAGTTACGGAGTCTTTGACAACTCCGTAACTCTTTATTATACAGCCGTTAAGTTTTTCTAAATCTCTTTTAGGCTTACCTTTGTAAAGATCAAAACTATAAGCAAATGTTACTTCATACATTTGCCTATATTTAGTTGTTTATCGCTTTACAGTGACCTTCTGCTCGGCGGCAGAGATACGCTCATGGAGCTTATCAAGTTCACGCCAAAGTGCTTCGGTGTCACGCTCCTCGTTTACTTCAGCAAGACGCTTTTCTGCACAAGACTTGGTTGCACATGCAAACTCCCAACAAACAACGGAAGTAATGACTGCACAAGCAGCGAGAAGAGCAATGGCAATATTTGTGTTGCCATTATAAATTGCTGAAGCAGCAAGAATCGAAGAAATGACTGATGCTGTAGAAACGGTAACAAACGCATTCTTATTAAACATAAAATCTCCTAAAGCGTTCCCGAGTGGACTCGAACCACTGACCATTCGCTTAGAAGGCGAATGCTCTATCCAACTGAGCTACGGGAACTCAACTCAGTTATTATAACAGATAAACGCTATCTGTCAAGTCTTAAACTGTAAGTTTCAGGTTTGAACCACTGATCGGTTCAACGACCTTCTTACCCGGAACAACTAGGCCATTCACTACTACTGTGGTGAAATGATCTTCTAGTTCCTTTTGGGCATTGAGGATAAACATAACATTCTTTGTTTCCAACAGAACGCCCTTGCTTGTGTCTGCGTATGGCATCCACTTAGCAAACATCAACTTGCCTTCTGGCGTTGGAATCAAAATGGTTGGATCCTTGATTTGATATCCACCATCAACTTCGGTAATGTTTCCAATAATCTCTTCACCACTCAACAGACGCACGATTTTTACATTGCTCATAATTTATTTTCCTTTATACCAAATGTGGCATTCTTCCACATTCTTAACTGATCAACCCTAAAATGCATAATTCTACTGTCCGACAAAACAACACACCAAATATCATTCTCAAACGTGCCACCATCTCTCACATAAATGGCATATCCATCTCCCATCGGTGTTATAACTGGAATTGGATTTTTAAATTCATAAATCAAAACATCACCAAAAAGTTAATTGTTACTTACAATCACATTTTCCGATAAATCTATCCCACAAAGAACACTTGGGTGGTTTTGCAATTGGCCAACAAATACCAATCAGATTATCTGCCAAGAAAGCAGCATTCTTTTCTTCTAATGCTCTTTCTCCTGCCTTTAACACTTCTTTTTCTGTTAAGAGCATAGGCACACATCTACCGTCAATTTCTATCTTTGTAAAATATAATTTCTTTTCTGCAGCCATTATAGTTTCCTTTTATTTTAGTGTCAATAGGTATTTTGTCCTATTTAACGACGAAAGCATTTCATCTCTTATATTTAGAAGGTCGGTGTCTTGGGTCTGAAGTGTTATAGGTACTTCATTCATTAAGAAACCTATTGCTTCATCAATGACACGAACAGGCATACCTTCTTCGTAATTCTCTAAACTAAAATCAAACGGCTCATTTCTTCTACCATATTTTCCAAAATAAACTTCAACAAACTGATCTATGAGATCACTCAAAGAATCATAGAGTTTACCTAAAGCCTTATGCTCGGCAAAACTTTTAGTCTGCCAGTGAAAGATTCTTATTTGTTCTTGATAATTTATTAATTGTGCTAACATAGTGTTTTGAATGGAGGCGGGGGGATTCGAACCCCCGTCTGATCATATTTATTTATACGAACGCTACACGGTTAGTCTTTGTTTGTGCAAGTAGGGGAATCAAAGACACTTCCTTACTACAGGTCGAGTTCAGTATGGGTTTCGGATTGTTTACTAACTCTTTCACAATCCTATCCGAATTGAGTCATGGAAAGTTATCGGAATACCTTTCCTATGCTTTCTGACGGTCCTAGCCCGCATTAATAGCGTAATCGCTAGTACACTGTGCGCTGTTACTCAAGCAGCAATTGCCATATAGTTATTATTATTGGCAGTCGTGAGTTTGATTGCTTTTTACGAAGCCTGCAATCTTCTTCGCCGTGCTTTCTTATACTTAATTATGTCATCGATACCATTTCGCCCCCTTTAAATTTCTACTCTCATGGTATATTTTTTACCATTACGAGATGCTTTTGTGAGATGTTTGCTCTTTGGCAAAACCATTCCCATGTTTTCTTGGTGACCCATTGTGGCGCGAATATGACCAACTGGTTTTCTTATCCCGCGACCACTATGCCCATGTGCCCATACTGTTATGAATCCGCTCGGACTTGGATCTAGTCTTTCAACATGATGTGTCTTCCCGGATGGAGTCACATACATCATAGAAGGTTCCATGTCGCCACCCCAATGGTGCTTCATCAAATATGCATCCGAAACAGAACCCTCTAAATCAGGAGAATCGGCATGCGACACAACAGCAATACTATCATCATTTTTTATGGAATCCATAATCGACTGATGGGTTTTACTTGCAATCTTCATTCTATTTTCCCTAGCAATTTCTCCGGCAGCTTGCTTCTGTGGATCTGCCTTTGGTCTTTGGTACTCATAGTTCCAATATTCGTTTAGTACTAGGTGTGTTAAAATATCTCTAAGAGTCTTCATGGTTTCTCCTAGAGATATTTATATTAACTCATCGCTTTGAATTTGACACAGAAGAATCCTTCTGTCTGAAGTGGCACAACTGCCAAATCGGTGATCTTTGGGAAAGATCTTTTTTCCCCCAAAAATACATCATTATTCATTACAAATGGACCACCTTCAAAATCGATATATTCGACATCGGTTTCGTCGCCTCCTACACGATAATAATTACTCTTACCGAGCAGATAAAATGTGCCTTTTTCGACATTACATTCATAAACATCACGCTTGTCGCCGTAACGACTGCGGAAAGAATCAACGAGTGTGGTATTTTCGAGAATTTGTTCTAAGTTTTGCATGGTGAATACACCCACGGGGACTCGAACCCCGACTCACCGCCTTGAAAGGGCGGGGATTTAACCAGTTAATCTATGGGTGCAGTTGTTTATTTACTTGATCTTCTTACCAACGGCCTTACGCATCTTCCTCTTTGAAGGTGCAGGACGGGCATTTCCACCGACTACCTGATATGAAGTTTCCTTTGCAAAGAGTTTGGAAACATCAATCTTTGTCGGAATCGAAACTACCTTGGCCTTCACCTTCTTTGCAAAATGACGATCCACGCGGTTAATTACGCCTGGGATCCCATAAAATACAATAGCTGTGACCAAGTAATTAGTTCCATGTGCAAGGGTGAGAGAAGGCATAAATCCTGCATTGCAAACCAGGCCAGCAGTTGCGTAAATTCCCGCCATTCCGAAACAACAACCCTTAATAACGCCATCAAAAATTTCCTTTGAGTCCATTTTTCTTTCCTTGTAATTATCGTGCGCGGGCATTCATACGCTGAGCCCTACGCAGATTCTCTTTGTCGCCTGAAGAAATCATCACAAGTTCTGGCGCAGTCTTGTGATACCAATCCATGAAACCGACCATCGGCTTCACATCCGAACACTTTACACAAGTGTTTGCATTTGGAAGTGCCTCAAGACGAGCCTGAGGAATTTGCTTTTTGCAATTGTCGCAGTAACAGATCATCGTTGCCATGTTAGTTTGCCCTTTCAAATCGAAACTTGATTGTCTTACATTCAACACGCTTTTCGCCGTCTATGTGCATTTTGCGTTGCTTGAGAATTCCCTTGTTCCAACCGAACGGCTTACAAACCGTTGCATTGTGCTTGCGAACAAAGAAACCCTCACGCTCTGCTTCCAAATCAATGCTGTCAATGATACGCTTTGCCATGAATACGCGATTCAGGAATCGAACCTGATTGAACCGATTATAAGTCGGCCTGCGAAAACCGTCCGCCCATCGCGCAAGTTGTCTCATAAGTATACTACTAATGAGACTCAGTGTCAAGTAAATTTTTCAAGTTAATTCTGCTCTTCTTGGTTGCGGCATGACCTGCGGCGTCCAAAATGAGGTAATTTCTTGGCTGCCGATCTTCATCGTGGCCAAGCCGATAATTAACTTGTTCGACTGAAAGTCCGATAAGTTTACTCTTATTGGACTCAATACATGCCTGAACAATCTTGTTGGCAATTTCTGCCGCTTGCTCGGTAGTCATCGTTTCAATCGGTACATCAATGAAAAGTCTATACATTAGTCCTCCAGTTTAACAATTCCATCGTCCGTTGTATAGTAAATTCTGTCGAAAACTTCTCTGCACCAAGGCATACAAAGTTCACATGGGCGAGACATTCGAATGTGCCCAAATTTATTATAACGAACATTAATCAGATCCAACTTGCATCCACGAAATTGCCTTGGAACTTTCCTGAACGCATCAAGTTCGGAATGCATTTCTTCAAATGGATATCCGATCTCTTTGGCGCGTGGATGAGTCTTGAACATATTTCTGCCAACAGAAATTACTCTGTTGCGATGCACAACAAGGCTAACATGCTTTTTCTGCCTTGGTATTTCAAGACAAAGTGGGTATGCGTATGCTAGAAAGTTTTTCATAAAAAACAGGGAAGATTCCTTTCGGAATACTTCCCTGCGAAGTAGATTAACAAATTGTTCAGGCGTTCATCAGGAAACGCGAACCGTCCTTGCGGAACTTGTAGGCGCGATCACCGGGGTGGGTGTCTGCCATGAAGTAACGACCGCTCGAATCAGTCACGATCTCCCAGTTTCCAAACTTCTCAACGAGTTCACGAATGGAAGACATGGTGGCGCGAAGATTCTTCACACCGTACTTCAGACGCGCTTCACGGGCATCGATGCCCCAACCGCGATAGAGATGATTGATGACCTGACGCTGCTTGCTAAGATTGCTATTGCTCATACTAACTATTTCCTCAAACTTGTTTGCACTCCTTTTGTTACCATCGGAAACTGCGAGTTGCGTTTCAGTCCCGATCACTATGTCCCTATTCTAACAAAGTCTTGATCGTTTGTCAATACCCTTTGTTCGATTTTTCCCAAGCCGCCTACTGGATTTGAACCAGCAACCTATGCTTTACAAAAGCATTGCTCTACCGTTGAGCTAAGGCGGCAACCCAAATTTTCAAATGCCTCCAACAGGGATCGAACCTGTGACCTATCGGTTAAAAGCCGAATGCTCTACCAGCTGAGCTATAGAGGCAAAATTGCGAGTGGACGGGTTCGCATTACGCCTGGATTTTACTCTCGGTTTTCGGATAATCCAAAATTCCTAAACCTACCCAGTTTTGTCTGTTGGGGCAGTTTTGTTAATAAAATATATCCTGCGCTTATAAAAATCATTGTTAACTAATCATGGTGTTCTCCGTCAGGTGCGTCCGATAATTATACCACAACTTCATTCTTTGTCAACCACCAATTTGGAATATTTCCTGTACGCCACTTAGCAAATCTTGCCTTTTCGCCTAGGTAATAGGCACGATATGCAGCAACTACATCTTCGTGCTTATAGGCATCAGGCATTGCTTGTGCAAAGTCAGTCAATCCGCCTTTATCAATATTTTTTGGTATATCGTTTAGTGGACCTTGTAACATTTGTTCCATAGAATGTTGTCTGACGTATCTATTGGTATATTCTTTGCATAGACTGTTGGCGTGTTGCCATAACCAAGCATAATTTGCTCTTGATCTTCTCGTCCATATTGTGCATGGATGATTAATCATGGTTGCTTTGCAAATATTAGTTTGCGAACAAATATATGTCTTGTACTTTCGCTTACCGGAATCAATAGTTACTTCCTGCCCATCCAACACATGATGGGCAGTTGACAACAATTGACACGATTCAACAATCATCTTGACAACATGCTTATCGCACATCATCTCGGCTGCGTTTGTTGGGTTTCTATCCAAGACAAAAATATTCATGACCGTAACTTTTGTTTCTTGACAATTAGTGGCAACTTGCCATCACGATCCAATAGTTCAAGTGTCTTCTTTTTCGCATTCAATAATTGTAGTTGCATTTTTGTCTTCTTCAACTTCATTCTATGCGACTTCTTCAACTTCATTTTTCTTCCATTGCTATTCATATTAACCTCCAAAAATTGTATTTAACTGACGATTCACTCTTACAAAAGTAGTACACTTCGGCAAGTCCTTGATACTCTTTGCACCTACATATGTGCAGGCAGATCGTATCCCGCCCAAAATTTCATCTACAACACCATGAACTGGACCAGAATACTCAATTTCTACAGACTTACCCTCTGCCGCTCTATAATTTGCTACGCCACCCGAATACCGATTCATCGCTTCTTTTGATGACATGCCGTAGAATCTCTTTTTAACTACGCCAGATGAATCTGTAACCTTCTCTGCTCCAGATTCGTCTGTACCTGCTAGCATTCCACCAAGCATTACAAAATCCGCCCCCGCCGCAAACGCTTTCGCTACATCTCCGGGACAAGTGCAGCCACCGTCTGCTACGATATGCCCGCCAAGACCGTGGGCCGCGTCTGAGCACTCTATGACTGCGGATAGTTGTGGATATCCAACTCCTGTTATCTTCCTTGTTGTGCAAACGCTGCCAGGGCCAATACCAACCTTCACTATATCCGCCCCAGCCAAAATCAAGGCCTCCGTCATTTCGGCAGTCACTACATTTCCTGCTATTATAATTGCATTGTTCCATATTTTTCTCATGTCCTTTACTAGATCGATAAATCTTTCAGAATATCCATTTGCAACATCCAAACAAATAAACTTAAATCCCTTGTCAAAATTTCCATGAAGGTAATTTATGCTCGGATTATCCAACCCACAACTAAGAGCAACAAAATTCTTATCGTTTAGTAGTGGTACTTCGTCCTTAGTCACATATTTATGAAGACATGTGATTGCCTGCATTTGTGATAATGCATTTGCCATCTCTATTGTACCTGTGGTATCCATATTTGCCGCCATGAGAGGAACACCTGTCCATGTTTGCGACGAATGTGGAAATCTAAATTCACGGGTGATTTTAACTTCAGCTCGTGAATTTAGTCTTGAACGCTTTGGGCGAATTAAAACATCACTATAATCAAGTTTGATTTCATTATCAATATGCATAATATAAAAAATTATTTGAAAAAATTCTGTTTTGTTTTTTCTATATGTTCGCGCAAAGTTTTCATTGTCTTTGCAAGTTGTTTGTGATCAATTTTGTCCAAAAGATATTTCTCATAGGAAAGCACAGCGTCGGCCGATAGTTCTATGAGTTTTGGGCAAAATTCATCCTCTTTGGGTTTCTCCGCCTGTTGATTGGTTCGACTGAACATTTGCTATCTCCTGTGGTTGATTATATAAAGCGGTAAACAGATCTTCTTGTTCATGCACATAATGACGAGCAAAATTAATTGCTTCGACCAAGGTATTCACCATTTCTTCTGCCTGATCAGGAGTCACAGAATCAATTGCTTCTAATGTGTCCCAATTTTTGAAATTAAGATTTGTATTTCCTTCAGAGTCTCTGAAAAACGAAATCTTAGGATTAATTCCACTATGGAACAATTCTGCCTCAAAAACCATAGAACCATTTAAAATGTTTTCTGTATCGGCGCCTGTGTTATTCACGATCTTCATCTTCAATTTCCTTTCTTTGGATTAATTCTTTAGTGTCGTAAAAATATTCAACATTCTGTAAACGGAAACTTCTCCAGTCTCTCTTGATTATATCATAAACGGGAACCAAATCAAGATCTTCTTCTGAAGAAGGCATCATGATATTCTTGATATACCTTCCGGTATTGTTTGGTAACGATTTTCGATCTAGTGTGCAATACATTGCCCTAAATCTACCATCTGTTACTTTTCGGAAAACCACCTTACATGTTCCTTTTAAAAGTGATTTTACTACTACTTCTCTATTAATTCTCTTGATTGGGGGCATTTGTTTCTCCGGGAAGAGTTGAAGGTTGACCGAATCTTTTACGATTCTTTTTATTTATTCGTTTACCTTCTGCTTTATCTTCACCAAAATTGAAGTTGTATTCTACCCACTTCTCTTCTAGATTACTAGTCATTTCTTTTAATTTTACTCGTAGATCTTTGAAATTCATAAATACTCCATAGATATTTATAAATAGATAAAGGAAGAGGAACCAATATGCCATTTAGAAACCCAGTAGCAATTAGAACAGTAGGAATAACCGGAGGCAATACAGTCTCAGGATGGAAGTATTTAATAAATCCAAGTTCTGGCGCAACCACCGCAGGAAGATCAGTCAGTCTAAAAGAAGGTGTTCAAATACGCAATGCCGGAGCCACCGCGTCTACTGTACTTCCTGTCATTTCCATTTTTGGTTTAACTGGAGGAACAGCTAATTCTGCGAACACGGACGGATTCGTTCTTTCAACAGCACAAGATGTATTCTTTAAAACAAATGATTTAAATGTAATCATGGTTAAAACAACAAGTGGAACCGTAACAGACGGCGTAACATTATCTTACATTGCATACTAAGCAATAGTTTATGGTTGATAAACAAAAACCCCCCAGTTACGGGGGGATGACTTTTCAGTTTTCCTTTAAATTTTTTTGACTCCGATTCATCCACGCTCAGGATGGGAAGGAGCTATATCGCCTGGCTGCACATGGGGGAACTCTGGCTCTTCTCCCTCTGGATAATCAATTGCTGGTTCATCTGACTCTGGCTTTGGGTTTGGACTGTACCATCTACCATCTTTGCCTTGGACTGGTTCTGGATAACCGGGAGCATTCTTATAAGGCTTCCAAGTTGGTATGGTTTGCTTCTTCTCTTCTAGGGAAGAAATTGTTCTTTTTAATTGTTCGATCTTAGCATTTGCCTCTGCTAATTGCCATTCGAGGTTATGTTTTTCTTGTAGAATGTTTTTATGAAAGAGATGATCCATGTGTGTTTTCCTTTATTTTTTTTTACTTCACGATTTCCGCCGGAACGGTGGGTGCGTGTTGTGAAACGGCAATCAATGCAATCGCCGCCAAAACGCCTACTGCAATCAAAATCCATGTGGTAGGCTGAATATCCTTGACGATGTTTTTAATCTTATCTAACATTGTGTCTCCTTGTATTTGAATATATATAAAAGTAACGAAAGCATACAAATGAAAACATTCAAGCAATATATTTTAGAGTCTGGACGGAACAGTCCATGGGGGCCTGCTTTGTCACCTTGGCTACCTTATCCTAATAGTGGCGGAAAAAATGTAGTTACTCCCGGATCTATAAAACCACCAAAGACCCCACCACCGACTAGGGTAAGTAGACGCGAGCTGTATACACATGGTGGAAGCCTATATGAATTGCCTACTGACGATTATCCAGACACTCAAGCGCCGCCACCGGGGATTCCTCGGGAGTGGCCAGGTGAGAATACATCACAGATCCCTGTTTCAGAGTAAATAAGATTTTTTTCAGAAGGGGACTCCAAATAGGGGTCCCCTTTTTAGGATTCCTGTAAGAAATTCCTGTAAGAATTCTTTTTTAATGGGAATCATATGGGAGTCCCTTAAGGGGGGTGTGGGGGGACCCTAAGAATTCTTTTTTAATGGGAATCATAGGGGGGACCCTATTTTTCTAGGATTCCTTGGAGAAGGGGTGGGGGTCTTTTTGGGACTTTGCCGGCTTTATTCCGCTAGCGCCTGCACAGGGGGGACCCCATTTCCTGAAAACACTGTTTTGTGACCTGTCTAGAGCGTGACACCCGACACATGGAAACGAAAAACCCCCACGACTGCGTGAGCAATCGTGAGGGTATGAGCATTACCGCTAGCGAACTAACGGATGGAGCGAACTCGTTACACGCTCAGTGACTTACGCAGATCTTGTTTGATCTTGCGTCGAAGAGCGCGGGGACATTTGGTTTTCTTTCCCCATGTCTTTGCACGGAGTCGTTGTCCCTGTACTAGTGCGTCATGCACGAACTTCGGTTGCGGCATTCTTCGCCCTTTCCTTGCATTGATTGCAAATCATGATGAGGTCTGAAGGGCGCGTACGGCCACACACAACGCAGCACTGATTACGAACGCGCCACTTGTGCTGACGGAAACGCTTCGATTCGATCTTGGTGTTCATTAGGCGTTTTCCTTTTGGTTGGGGTGATGCATGAGAGTGGCGACCTGCGCTTCGAGGTCACCCACGAGTTCGTCCGAACCCGAGAGCTCGAACTTAGCTTCAGCCAGTTCCTTACGCGCACCGTCGAGAGCATCGAGCAGGTTGTCGATCACCACCATCGTGTTGAGGTCGATGGGGTGCGCGCCGTTGTTGCGCTGGCGCATCCAATCATTGACTTCGCGGCGCCAATCACGGTCACCGGAGGGAGTGGTAGGGGGAGTGTAGAACGATTCAGTCTTCTTCTTCATTGCGTTTGTGTCCTTTCTTAGTCCTTGGTGCTGAAGGGAACCGCGTCCCCATTATCGTTCAGCATCTTTCCCGTGTAGATCAGAATCTGCCCGTAGTTGTCCGTTGCGATCTCGCATCCGTGCTTCTCCGCGAATGCATTCAAGTCTTTGGCAAACTGTTCGCTGTTCTTCATTGTGTGTTCCTCAGTCATTCGGGGGAGTCATATCGTTCAGAGCGATCTCCACGATGGGCTTCAAGTCGCCCGCATCGATGCGATTTTCGCAGAGATCCTGAAACTGCGCTTCATCGATCACAACGACGCTGCATCCGCTGATGGTGTTCCAAGTTTCGCCATCCGGCAGAACGATGATCGTGTGCGTCTTGGTCTTGGTGTTGGTGTTGGTGTTCTTCATAGTGTGAGTCCTTTGGTTAGAGTTAGTGCTTCTTGTAGTTGACGACTTCGACAGACTTATCCCAACAAGCGCGACAATCCATGCACTTGTTTCCCTGCTTCGATGCAGGACAATCGACCCACGCGGTGAGCGGAGTACGCGCAGCATCGACGCTGCTGCTGTTCTCCCATTCGCTTGCGACTGCACCAATCATCGGCGCACTCACGCGCACCGTGAGATTGGGCGGAAACGAGGTGTAGCGGCGCAGATACTCACGCACCAGTGCATACTCGCGGGTCGGCAGCCAGTGCTGCACATTCGGAGTCGCTTCCGCAATCACAGTGATTGCGAAGAGGTGATTCATACCCTGCAAGTCGCCGCTGTCGTGCCAACGGAAGTAGGTCTTTCCCGTCTTGCGAATGCTGGCGATCATTCCGGCAGCCCATGCGGTGGAGTTGACGCGCATCGCACGGTAGCGGCGCTCCATCGCTTCCACGACGTTCGGAAACACATACCGACCCTTCATCGCGTAGCACTTATTGCAAGTCGATCCCTTCACGTTACGCAACTTCGCACCGACATTGCACCGCTTCGCGCTGATCGAATAGGCGAAACCCGGCATCTTCGACGGTTCGGAGAGTCCGCCCGTCACAGCGTTGAGCGTATCCCACGATGCGCCAGCGAGGTGCTGATCGGCGAAAGTGTGGGCGTACCCATCATGAATCGGATCGATGTCCGTAGTGGTGTTGCACGGTGCGGGATTGGAGAGAACGGCGAGAGAGTAGGTAGTCATTTTGTTTCTTTCTGTTAGAGATTAGCAGCATTCACCAATGAGATGCGAACCGAAGTCGATCACGACGGGCCGCTTGCGCCAGAACCCGAGGTTTTCCTGATGGAGATCGTTCGCCATCGCACGCTGACGCTTGAACACTTCACCCAACCGGCCGAAGTCCTTCTGCGTTCCCTTGGTGCTGAGTCGGACGATGGCCCGGTAAAGGGCGCGAACTCCGCTCTCCTCAATCACGCGAGCATCACGCTTGAACTCCGCATTACTCGGCACTTCGATCTTTCCGATACCGTAAGCGATGCAAGTCTGATACCCGTACCAAAACTTCATTCCCTTACGCTTGCAGTCAACATCGTCGCACCAGCATTCGCCACGCATGAGAACCTTCACCATGCGGCGCACCGGCGGAGCGAATCCCGCATCGGCAGCGATCTTCTGACGCTGATACGCAGCAAACGCTTCCGCCGCGGTCGGGAACAACTTGATCCCGTACTCGCCCTTCATGTTGGGCCGCGCATTGTTGCGGAAGAACGTGGCCTGCGCGCCCATTCCATCCGACTTGGGACGGCGACGAATGACGTAGTAATCCATGCGGCCCATGATCGGGTGCGTGAAGGTGCGAACGGGGACAAAACGAGGATTGAAAGGAGTCTTGCTCATGGGTATCAGTATACCCGAAGGGGTAGAACGCTGCAAACCCTGTTATTCTAGGGGTATTTGGGCGCCTATCTCAGAAAACCCTGTTATTCTAGGGAAGCTCGAGAACCCGTACAAAACCCATACAACCACAAATAAAGATATTATTGGACAGTCTTTCCCGGTACTGTGGCGCAGGGTATTATCGACCGCGATGATAGTTTGATGATAGTCCAGTTATCGGACGTTATGCGCCTATTGCATAGCATTGTATAACATTGCACAACATATGCCTATTCAATGCTAAAAAAATACCCCCGCATTGCTTTTATACAATGCAGGGGCATTTGCTGTGCCAATCGCTATTCCTTAGAACGCGACTGGTCGGGACTGTTCGCGCTTCATCATCCAATCGCGCCAGTGCTCTCGCCAATCTCGGCGGGCGCTCTGACGGTATCGCAGCGTGTTTTCACCGATAGCGATGAACGAATCGTCCATCTCGTTGAAATGGCAGTAGTAAAACGGCCTGTAGTGCAGGGGATCCCCGTGCATACGCTGCGCGTCGCTGCGGCCATTCGTCATGGCCTTGTAGGGCGTTACCTTGCCCGGCAGCGAACGAATGTTGAAGTAGAACTTGATGAAGTCGGCATCCTTCATCGAATCCCACCACAGCGGAAATTCGTGTTCCGTGAGGTTGGGGTGCCACTTCCAAAGGCGCGTTCCGCGGCCTTCGTTGATCAGTACTTCGATTGTGTTGGGTCGTGCCATTGTGTTTCCTTAAATGCGAGTGAGGGGAGAAAGTGCTTTGTCACCTCTCCCCCCACTCAGGGGAGAAGATGGGTCTTTAAACGCCTACAGTTTCCGTTGCAGGTTCCGTAGTTACCGTCACGGCGAGAGAAGCCGTGTAGGCAGCGTACTCAGGAATACTGTAGTACCCGCGATTGGTGTTTCGTGCCTTGTCCTTGACGATCCATGCTGGCGCCCACGCCATTCCGTGCTTCATCGCAACAGCGCGAAGAAACCCGCGTGAGAAGATGGCGTTCTGCGACGGACAATTCTCGGCGTGCATCCACTCAAGAAACTTGATTTGGTTCTTCTTCAGGTTCATATCTAAACTCCTATTAGGCGAAATATCCACGGCGTTCCATGTCGAACAGTTGAGCAAAGCCGTTTTCACTCACAGTCCCATCACAGTCAAAGCAGTCGGTGACATCATCTTCAATGTCCTCCCACTCATCATCATCCTCGAACTCATCATCGTCATCTTCGAGGTCATCATCGTCATCATCCTCATCGTCGTCTTCGAGGTCATCATCGTCTTCGAGGTCTTCGTCGTCCTCGAACTCGTCCTCGTCCTCGTCCTCCCACTCGCGTTCCATGTAGTATTCCTCACAGGTAAGGGTTGCGTCAAAGTCATCCACGGGGGTAGAATCGTTCTTCATGGGATGTATTGTATAGTAAAAGGTTATCGGACGCAAGAGAATTATCCCTAGATTTATGGGTCCGGCATTCGATGTGCCATGTTGCTGGCGATTGTTGGCCGTTGGGGCCTTTGCCGGTTGGGGGTAATCTCGGCGGTGGGGGAAGTGTGTGGCGGGGGCTAAGTGCCACTTTCCACCCCACCTTTTGCCCCGCAACACGCCGAGGGCACACTTACCCCCCAAAATGGCACACAAATGGCGCCTCTCCCACTCTACCCCACCTACCCCCACTCCACACCCTCTCTACGCCCCTGCTCACGGCCTCTGATGCACTCCACGATGAGGCGGATCTATCCACGGTTCATCGGAATGCGTTCTTCTTGATGACGGTCTTGATGATCGATCATATTCGGGATCCAAGTAATCTGTACTGTTCTGTGCTTCTATTCCAAGTCTCTTTGCAGCGGCCTGGTAAATACGATGCTTCTTTGGATGTGTGGTATCGTATGTGATTGTTGGAGTGGCTTTCGCAACTAGACTATGGGCCTTCACGAAATGACTTATATGATCGAATACCTTCTTGGTAACATCTGATGGAAAGTCTTTATGCCCAAGTGAGGATGTTCTTCCACCAACCGTGAACATGACATCCCAACGGTTATCGGCGTGCTTTATGAAACTGGTTCGTATCTTCTTGTCGTGAATGGGAACGCCTGTTCTGTCTTTCGGTGTATGTTGATATTCGATCATCTCTGCATCATCTGGCTTCTTCAATAAATGAGTCCACCTGTCTTGATGTGGCCTTACCAAGTCAGGATGATCCAACCCATGCTCGCCTAATCCATACTGTGGGCGAAAGATCTCTTTCAGGTATTCCTTGAAACTCATTTTGCTCATAGTCTTGTTCTCCAAAACATATGATCCTCGGGCATGAGATTCTTGGCGTTTATTCCTGCGGCCTTTGCGACTCGTTGGTATATACCATGTCTTGTACCATCTGCGGTTTCGTATGTGTATTCGTTGGCGCGATGCTTTTTGCGGTGATGATGTAATGTTGCGGTGACATGATTCAGCACACGCATGGTCTGCTCGGGTGTGTGTTGCTTTCCTTCTGGCGATCTGCTAAAAGATCCACCGTGAGTGAACCATACATGATGGGCGCCGTCCTCCTTTGGGCCTATTCCGACTTTCAGTATGTCGGTGGGGCCTGGATAGGTGTACACCTTGTATCCATCGTCTTCGAGCTCGGGTTTAGGCACTTTGATGCCCTTGATGTTTATGCCTTCAGAGAGGTATTCGCGGAATGATTTCATGGTTGAAAGTATTTATAAATATGAATTGGAGAACATAAATGAAGAACCAATATAAGAATGAATTGAGATTAGACGAAGCAGGCATCATCACGAACACTTTGCAAAGAATTCAAAACCGTCTTATGAGTGGCGCTAGCAAATTTGAAACCAATAAGGAAATGAAGGATCGGGAAGAAGAAGAAAGAATGATTGATAAGGCAGAAGCAGAGCAAGAGGCAAAAAACAAAAAAGAGAAATTGAAAGAATTTGCACAACACTACAAAGGCATTTTGAATGAGATGATACCCAACGCCGAGAGATTCGGTTCACGAATGGGCCTGGCAAGACACCAAGCGGCGAGAGTGAAGAAAGTCATCGACGCACACAATGCGGATGTGGATGCAAAGAGTTTCAAGAACCAAGGACAACCCGAATTTCCTACCTGGCATCAAAAAGATGTGACTGACCGCGCCAAGAGAATTCAAAGTATTGCTCAAGCGCATGGTGCTCAAATCTCAGCCCAAGGTACACCCGAGATGAGAACGACATCTATGAATTATAGTAATGGTGGTATAATTCATCCAAGCGAAGTCAAATTGGCTCAGTTGGATTCCAAGAATAAACCAATGTCAACAGTAGACTTTTCTATATTAGGCGATGCAAATAGGCGAATAGGTCAGGACAATGCAGACAAGTTGAGAACCACAGGTCTTGCAGACAGAAGAAAGAAAGCAGCACAAGCGGCAAAGGATGCAGAGAGACAAAAAATCAAAAATGCCTTTACCTTTGAGTCATTGACTCAGATGTACGCAAACATTCTTCGTGAGACATACCGCATCACGCCTAAAAGACGCGAACTACTGAATAGAGTAGAAGGTGAAGCACGGCAAAGCGTCGAAGATCAACTGAGCGGCACGACACCGATGAACCAACACGATCTGATGATGAACACTTCCAAGATGGCAAGAGTGGAAGCGATCAAGCAGATGGGCCTTCCACAAGATGTTCGCACCGGAAGAGGTCGAGGACTGAACGACAGACAATTGAAAATAGTCATGGGAAATGCCCGTGCGACTCAAAAAAATCTCGAATACCTGAAGCGAAAAGAAGCAAAGTGAAATCATTTAGGCAACATCTAGAGGAAACATATAGAATCACTCCGGCAAGGCGCAATGTACTTGATCGCCTTGCAGATGTTGCATCTGCGCCCTTTACCGTTGAAAGAGATCTGCCCGTAGAAAAAGATGCATACCATGATGTGCATCAATCTCTCTATGGCGATCCAACACCAAAGGACATGAGAAAGTCGGAATTCAAAAAGGTTCAATCGGCGGCTCGTTTGTCTAGAATAGACGCAATCCGTGATATGGGAATACCAGCAGACAAGCGGTCATCTCCTATGGACACGGATAGACTATTGAAGATAAAGATGGCGTCTGCCAGAGCGATTGAGAAAAGAAAACCAATCGCAGAAGTCCTTCAACCCAAGGTTCGAGTTCCAAAGGAACACAAGCATGAGGTTTGGAAATGGAATGGCAATACTTCAGAGTACCAAGATCCGAAGATGAAAGTCAAGACCATGTTTCAGGGATATGGCGCGCATCAGGGCGAAGGCGCAGGCCATGTCATGGTAATGTTCAAGGTCGGAGACACATTCCAAACACGCGGCGAGCGGCGTGACCGCACAAAGGTTCTCGCCCGGGTTCTAGATCATGTCAATCATTTCGTAAAGACATACAAACCAAAGAGTCTAGTCTACGAAACTGATGATCAAAAAAAAGAGCGCCTCTACAAGAAAGTAGGCGCTCGTTTGGGTGTTCCAATTATTGGAACGAACTTCATGGGCAGATGAATGTCGGGTCTAATCAGCACCCTCTCTTGGTGCGCCAATAGAATCCCTGAATTGCATATGATCCCACATGCCCATTTCTAGTTCTCGTTCAAACAACTCGTCCATTATTTTATTTCCTTTAGGATCGATCACGGGGATCTTGTCCATGGCCTCTTTGAAGAAGTCATCTTGTGCTTCTTCCACGGTCTTGTTGGTGACCATTGCTCTGTAGTTGAAGTACAGGTTGAACCACCCTTCAAGTTCGTCCTCTAGCGATTTTACCTTTATGTGGATCGATTCGATCTGAGCAGCTTGCCGTTTGATCTTGGCTGCGTACTCTTGATTCCGCATCAGCACATCCTCGTATTCCATTCCGGTGTTCACTTGCCGTCCTCCTTGAAGCAGTCCCACTTTCGATGTTGAGCGTAGTGTCTCGGGCCGTAATGATCCCATTTGGTGAGATTACAAACCTCTCGTCTTGCTTCATCGCGCTCTCTAGTGCGCTGCTGTGCCAATTGATTTGCTTCTGCCAGTGCTCGTAATGTTTGTTGGATGCCGGACAAGTATCCATCACGCTCGTTGCGAAGAATTTCAATTTCTTTTGCTGCTCTGATCATGTATCCGTTTGCGCCAAAGGCACGAAGTTCGGTCACGATGTCGGTATCAATAGTACCATTTGTCTTTGATGTATTGTCTGACATAAATCAAAATCTCCGAAAGTGGGTTGATCATCAACGGCGCAATTACCAATGCGGCAAACGCCAAAGGGTGCGGAATTTCACTCTCCATCTGTAGTGCGGAACAGTTCGTTGTTCTCGTCTGCCTCTGTATTTAGTGCGAGTTGTTCGCCATCGAGCTCATCGATAAGTGCATCTTCATGGTTGTCGTAGATGCGGAGTTGTGTGGGTGAGAACACCCATGTTTCCGAATCCACAATCATGTAGTGGCGATCCATCTTCTTGTGAAATCGTTCTGCTTCCTCTGCTGTAGAGAACAGATAGTTTGCATCGATTCCGTTGCGCTCAATCGTTACGAGGTGCGGATATGAACTCATGCGAGCCTCCACGGATTGATGAAGTTGTCTCCCGGCGGAATGGCAAACCCATCCTCGCGGAGTTGTGTGCGGCCCTTCTCGGTGACTCTGTAGTGAAAGTTGCCGCGATCATCGACAAGAATTTCAATCAATTCCGTTTCGATGAACTGTTCGAGCTTTTGTTCGCATTGAACAAACCTCTCGTTCGATTTTCTCAGGATGTAATTGATTTCATTCATGAATGACGAAAGTTCTTCGTCGCCGTTGTAGTACGAATCAAAAGTGTACATTAGTTCTTTTCCTTTTCAATCTTGCTGACCCAAGAAACAATCTCTACAAACTCTGCCGGTGTAACACGACCCTTCACATCATCTCCCGTGCTTTTGAACTTCACAAATTCTCCACGCGGATCGATGATGGCAATTTCAACATCGGAACACAATGCACCCGAATCGTTCTTGTCTGAACACGAACAGTAAAGATTCGTTCCAAACATTGCAGAGATCGTGTGCCCATTCTCGAAACGAATGTGGAATCCATGTCTCTGCATTCCGGGAATGAGGTTGGTTTCCGAAAAGATCTGAAAGTAAGTATTAGGCCGTGACTGCATAGTTGGTCGGGGTCTTGTGCTGAATGTTGTTCTTGAGCAAATCGGCCACATAGATCGCAGCAGTTCCTGCGCCGGCCATCGCTTGTTCAATGTATGCCTTCGCCATCGGATTGAATCCGGGATCTGCGGCCTTCTGTCCGATGGTACGCGAGACTACGGTGGAGAAAACGAAATTCTTCTCACACACATCCCACAACTTACGCGCCTCGTCCATCGAAATTTCACGAATACAATCAACGACAAGGTGTATCGCGTCACCGCTATACACGACGACGAAAGCAGCAGGCGCCATGCGGGCGTTTTGAGGATTGGAACCGTTCGTGGGTTGCAGGATCACGATCTCCACCACCGGGATCCCGCCCGCAGCAGGACCACGGCACCAACTGTAGGTGGAAACCGTGTTCTTATCCCTCAATTCGCTCTCCTGCACCGGCTGAGTCAGCCAAGTGTAGTTCGACACAGGAGTGTCGTAAGAGGCTCCGTTCTTAGCCACGGCGGTCTGCGCGACCTCACGGTAAGCGTATCCAAGAAACCAACCGTTGTCGTTGATGTGCTTGATAACGCCATCCATGTCAAGGTCGCTGTTCCACTTTGTGTAGCGGTTGAAGAACCACATGGATGCGAGGGGATCGAACTGCGCGCCGATCAACTGTTTCGCCTTGTCCTTGTCCTCGTACTTGACGGACAGCACGGGCATTTCCGTTCTGTTCGTGGGCATCCGGGTCATCTGAGCGGAGGGGAAACTCCAAATCTTGGAAAGCGGTGTCTTGGTCATGTTGTTCATTATACTTGCGTCCTATAAAAAGTCAATGGGTAAAAAATGAAAATGGCGTACCCTTGATGGCGCCAATGCCAATGGCACGCCGAAGCTTTGCCATTGGCATTGGGCCAGGGAATGCGCCGGCGTTGCACTCGGCGCGTTGTATTCACATCATGCAGAGATGCGAATACCACCAGTACGACCACGGGCGAAAACGAGTCGCGCACCGTAGTTGCTGACGAGCGCCTTGCGAATGTTCGCCTTGGTCATACCCGTCTGAGCGGCGAGCATATCAAGGGTCACACGCTTTCCCGACTTGACATCCGTTTCGATGTTGGCGAAGTTGAGAGAGGCGGCCGTTGTAGTGGAATTGGTAGTCATGGTGTTAGTGTTCATGTGTGTTCCTTTCTTGAACAAGTATTATTATAACAAACATTTGATGATAGTCAAGGGGTAAAATAAAAAAACCCTT